CGCCATCCCGACGCTGAACTTCTCTACGCAGGCGTATGTGGCGAGTATCACGGCGGTCGCGCAGCTACTCCTGAACGTCGCGGGCTTCCGCCGCGTCCGTGCTCGCGTCTCCGCGTACACGTCGGGCAGTGCGGTTGTTGCGATGCGCGCCACGACCTCCGACGCGATCATCCAGGTCGAGCGCCTACCGATGACGCTCGGTATCACGGCGACCGGCGCGGCGGGTGCAGCTGTCACGCTGACGATCCCGTCGGCCACCGGTCTCTTCCACTACATCGACCACATCCGCATCGAGCACTTCGCGACCGCGCTGCTGACGGCCGCTGCGGCTCCGGTGATCGTCACGACCACGAACCTGCCGGGTACGCCGTCCTACAACTTCCGCGCGGACGCGGCGGCGCAGGGCACGCTCACCGAAAAGGTGATCCAGTTCGGTGCCCCGGTCCGTTCTTCTGCGGCGGGTACAAATACGACGGTGGTCTGCCCGGCGACTACGGGCGTCCTCTGGCGTGCGACGGCGGCTTACCGACTCGGAGTCTAAATGGACAAGCCCACTGAATTCACGAACGATCCGGCGGGGCAAGCTCGCCGGTGGACGGCTGAGTTCTCTGCCGCCCGCAAATTCGTAGAAAATTTCCACAAAGATGGTGACAAGATCGTCAACCGCTTTCTGGACTGCGAGGAGGGAGTCAGCCCGGAGAACCCGGATGTTCGCCTCAACCTCTTTTTCTCCAACATCGTCACGCTGAAATCGATGCTTTACGGGAAACTCCCCAAGGTGGAGGTTTCCCGTACGAGCGCTGATCCGGATGATGATGTGGCTCGCGTGGCATCGCTGATGCTTACCCGCATCCTGAACCAGGACATTCAGGAGGAGGGTGAAGATTACGCGACGGTCATGCGTTCGTGTCTCGAAGACCGTCTGCTCCCGGGCATGGGCTCTTGCCGTCTACGCTATCAGGCAGACATCCAGAAGACCACCAAGCCCGCGATCACTGATCCCATTACGGGCAAGGAGCTCGCGCCTGCGGTCGAGCGCGAGATTGTCGCGGACGCCTGGACGGAGACGATCTACACGCACTGGAAGGATCAGCTGTGGTCGCCCGCGCGCACCTACAGTGAGCTTCGCTGGAAGGCATTCCGGGCCTTCATGAACAAGAAGAAGCTCATCGAGCGCTTTGGCGAGGACGCAGCGAAGAAGGTCCCTATGAAGTCTAAGGGGCCTCTGGACGACGACAAGAGCAAGCAGGTTGGTGATACTCCTTGGATGCAGGCCGAGGTCTGGGAGATCTGGGACAAGGAGAACAAGCAGGTCTGCTACTTCGTCGAGGGTATGGAGGAGACGCTGGAGTGTGGACCTCCGCCGCTGGAGCTCGACGGCTTCTGGCCCGACCCGCCGCCGATGATGGCGAATGTGACGACGAGCAAGTACATCCCTCGCGCGGATTACATGCTCGCGAAGTCGCTGTACGAAGACATCGACAACCTCCAGATGCGTATCGCGCTGTTGACCGATGCGTGTAAGGCGGTTGGTGTCTACGACAAGAATGAGGAAGGTATCCAACGTCTTCTGCAGGAGGGCGTGGAGAACCAACTGATCCCGGTCGACTCGTGGGCTGCACTCGCTGAAAAGGGCGGCATCAAGGGCGCTGTGGACTGGCTGCCGATTGAGCAGGTGGCGAACGTCCTACAGATCCTACAGGGTGTTCAGGCGGCAAAGATTCAACAACTTTATGAGGTGACTGGCCTTGCGGACATTCTACGTGGCGCGGCGCAGGCGGGTGCTTCGGCGACGCAAGATCGGCTGAAGGCTCAATTCGCATCCATCCGGGTTCAGGCTCTACAAGACGAGTTTGCTCGTTTTGCCTCCGATGCTCAGAAGATCAAAGTCAACATCATCGCGAAGTATTACCCTCCGGAGCAGATCATACTCCAGAGCAACATCGCGAACACGCCGGACGGCAAAAACCAGCCGCTTCTCGAGCAGGCGATCCAGCTGATCAAGACCATGAATCTCGCCAAGTGGCGGATTCAGATCAAGCCCGAGACGCTGGCGATTGCAGACTATGCACAGCTGAAAGCTGATCGCACGGATTTCATCAACGCGGTTTCGTTGTTCATGCAGTCCGCTGGCCGCTTGATCGAGTCGGCGCCGCAGGCGACCCCGTACCTCCTCCACATGCTCAAGTGGGGTGTGGCAGGCTTCCGCGGTGCGCAAGAGATCGAGGGCGTGCTGGATCAGGCGATCGACGTCGCAACCAAGAATCCCCCGGGGGAGAAGCCCGACCCCCAGATGCAGAAGGTTCAGGCTGAGCTCCAGAAGTCGCAGATGGAGGCTCAGGCCAAGATGCAGCAGTCCGCGCAGGAGCATCAGATGGAGATGCAGCGGATGGCGCTTGAGATGAAGCAGGATCGCGAGAAGCACGCACTCGAGATCCAGAAGTTGATGATGCAGCTTCGGAACACCGTCGTGGGTGAATCTCTGCGTGCCCAGACTGCCGCCGCAGGTGACTCCGAATGAGAACTCGCTACCGCTGGGACCCCGAGAAAAACGAGCTAGTGAAGATTGAGAGTCAGAATGCGGAGTTCGGCACGCTCATCATGCCGGACCTTCCGGATTTTGTCTCTCCGATCGATGGAAAGGTCGTACACGGACGCAAAGGATTGCGGGATCACGAAAAACGACATAACGTGACGAACGTCAACGACTTCAAGGGTCAGTGGGAGAAGGCTGCGCGCGAGCGCGAGCGGTACTTCACCCAAGGACCTCAGGGTCGGAACGTTCCCCATCTCATCTCCGCACTCCAGAAAGGAAGAAAGTAATGTCTACGCTCCGTGAGGCTCTTGAGTCTGCGCTTTCGCAGGCCGAGACGACTGAAGAACCGATTTCTGCGGCGGGGGCTCCTGAGTCCACGACGACCGTCCCCGAAGGTAGCACCGAGGCAGGTACCCCTCCCGCCGCTTCGGTGGAAATTTCGGGGCAGGAGTCCTCGTCGCAGAACCCCGCTGATACCAAGCCGGTCGAGCACAGCGCCGAGCCGAATCAGGAGACGAACCTCGCGATGGAGCGGGGTCCGGACGGCAAGTTCGTTCCGAAGAAGACTGCGGCGGATCCGGCGGCTGCGAAGACTGAGCCGAAGGCCCCGGCCACCGAGAGTCTCTTTCCCGAGCCGCCGGTGTCGTGGAAGAAGGAGGCTAAGGAGGCGTGGAAGGATCTGCCTGAGATGGCTCGGCGCGAGGTTATTCGGCGCGAACGGGATATTGACAAGGCGCTCTCGCAGGCGGCTCCCGCCCGCAAGTTCGCTGACGACTTCCACAAGACCATCGCGCCGTACACGCCTTACCTCCAGACGCGCGGCACGACCCCGCTGGAGGCGATCGACAGCGTGATGCGGACCGCGGCAGGTCTTGTTCAGGGCTCGCCGGTGCAGAAGGCGGATATCATCGCTGACCTCATCAGCGAGTACGGTGTCGACCTCCGCGTCCTCGACGCCGCACTGACCTCCAACCTGAAGAACCCGCGTCCGCGCCAGCAGGTTCAGCAGATGCCGGACCTGCGCAATCATCCTCAGCTCGCTCCCGTGTTTCAGGTCGCTGAGCGCCTGAGCTCGGTGGAGCAGCAGCGGGCGCAAGCTCTAGAGCAGCAGGCGTCTCAGGCGGTCGAGACGCTGGCTCAGAAGGAGTTCTTTGAAGAAGTCCAGGATGACCTCGCGGACATTCTGGAGCTCGCTGCTAAGAGCAACCGCAAGATCACGCTCGACGAGGCGTACGATCGCGCGTGCCAGCTCCACCCACAGGTGTCGAAGATCATTGCTCAGCGAAAGGAAGCTGAAGCCGCAGCCGCAGCTCGGGCCTCTGCCGAGCAGGCTCGTCGGGCAGCTTCCTCCATCGCGGGCGCGCCGTCGGGGGATGGTACTCGCGCTGGTCCGAAGGATCGTCGTGATGTGATTGCGTCTGCCTTCAAGTAGGCGGGTATTGCGTTTCCGTTTGGTGCCGCGTATAGTGACGTCCCGTGAACTAGGAACTCCCAGCCCAACGGCAGAGGTCCCCAAGTTCGGATGCTCGCAAGGCGATGGCCTCATGCGTCGGTTTTGTGTTCAATCCCTAACTTAGGAGATTTCTGCAATGGCTTTTCCCAATGTGAGCGATATCATCGCCACGACCATCCAGAGTCGTACGCGCGAGATCGCGGATAACGTCACGGAGAACAACGCGCTCCTGACGTGGATGAAGAAGCGCGGGAACATCAAGACGTTCTCGGGCGGTAACGTCATTCTCCAGGAGCTGAGCTTCGCGGAGAATGCGAACGGCGGCTTCTACAGCGGTTACGACCTCCTTCCGGTCGCGGCGGCTGACGTCATCAGCGCCGCGGAGTTCGGCATCCGTCAGGCGGCGGTGCCGGTGGTCATCTCGGGTCTCGAGATGCTCCAGAACAGCGGCAAGGAGGCGATGATCGACCTGCTGGACAGCCGCATCGCGGTTGCTGAGAGCACGCTCGCGAACATCATCGCGACCTCGCTCTACAGCGACGGCACCGGCTCGGGCGGTCGTGAGATCACCGGTCTCGGCGCGGCGGTACCGCTGAACCCGGCGACCGGCGTCTACGGCGGCATCGACCGTGCGACCTGGACCTTCTGGCGCAATCAGGTCAACAACACGTCGGCCCTGACCGCCGCGACCATCGGCCCCGCGATGAACTCGCTCTGGGCGCAGTGCGTGCGTGGTTCGGATCGCCCGAACCTGATCCTGTCGGACTCTACGATGTGGAATCTGTACACCGCGAGCCTTCAGGCCCTCCAGCGGTTCGCTTCGGCGGACAGCGCGGGTCTCGGCTTCCCGACGCTCAAGTTCATGGACGCGGACGTCGTTCTGGACGGCGGCATCGGCGGCGCGTGCCCGGCCGGTACGATGTTCTTCCTCAATACGAAGTACATCCACTACCGTCCGCACGCTCAGCGCAACATGGTCCCGCTGGCGCCGAACAAGCGTTACGCGATCAACCAGGACGCTGAGGTCCAGATCCTCGCGTGGGCGGGCAACATGACTTGCTCGGGTGCCCGCTTCCAGGGTCGCCTGGACAACAACTAAGAGGAGTCTGCAGACATGGGTGCTCAGGTTATCGGTATTGGTCCGGACGCGTTCATCGCTTCGGCGGTGGCGCAGTTCCGTCTCGGCTCCATCGGTGGCTACGACGATCCCGTCGACGGCTACAAGGAGTACATCTACGGGCAGAACCAGAACGGCGCTACGTCGCTCGGTCAGCTCTGCGCGGAGGGTGCGGCGAGCGTGTTCACCCCGGTCACCACGGCGAACACCGCCGGTGGTCAGCTCGGCGGTCACGGTACGCGCGTCGGCGCTGCGGTGCAGGCTCTGGCTGCCAACCAGTTCGGTTGGTTCCAGATCTACGGTCGCGGCGCGGTCCTGACGGCAGCGGCGGTCGCGGTCGGCACTCGTCTCAACACGACCGCTACGGCGGGCGCGATTGACGACGATGGCACGGCGGGCGCGCGTGCCATCAACGGCCTCGTGCTGAAGACGGCGGCGGGCGGCGCGGTGGTTGCGCCGGACGCTCGCTTCTCCTACCCGACGGTCGGCGTGACGATCTAAGGCTGAGATAAGAGGGGGCCTACGAGGCCCCCTCACTCCCTCCACCCCACAAGGATAAACCATGGAAGCCGATTACTCAATGACGGCTCAGGCATTCGGAGACGAATCCGAGGCTGACAAGAAGCTCTATGTTCAGTTCTACGTCCGCGCGCATCTGGATCAGGGCAAGACCGCGGAAGCTGGTCGCCCGATCTACTACGACCGCGAGTACGTCCGCATCATCGCCCCCGGCGACAAGACCAACATCGTGGACCGCCCGGTGTGGGATCTCGATCGCACTCGCTTCCCGCAGCACTACGCGCGGTTCAAGCAGGGCATGACGGAGCAGACGGTCGGCACGCCGCTGACGGTCGTGGGCTGGCTGACTCCTGCGCAGATCGAGGAGCTCGCCTACTTCAAGATCAAGACCGTCGAGCAGCTTGCGTATGTCGCGGACAGCGTGGCATCCAAGATGGCCGGTCTGCAGGGTCTTAAGCAGAAGGCCTCTGCGTTCCTCGAAGCTGCGAAGGGTCAGGCACCCCTCACGAAGATGCAGGCGGAGCTCGAGAGCCGCGACGCCCAGATTGCGGCGCTCATGGCACGTCTCGAGACGCTGGAAGCCAATTCCGAGGCCAAGGCCGCGAAGGGGAAGTAAATGCCGAGATTCGACACAGCGGGTAACATCATCAACGGGGCGGCTGGTGAAGTCGGCCTCACCCCTGTGTCGGATCCGTTTGCGTCCACAGACCCCAACTTCGTCCAGCTCAGGAATCTGTTGACGGTCTGTGGACGCGAGCTCTTCGGAGCTCGCTCGAACGGGTGGGCGAAGCTGACTCGGAAATTCAGCTTTACCACTCCGGCTGTTCCCGTCACGAACGTGGTCGCTCTCCCCACTGATTTCGGGTACTTCCTGGATCAGACTGGCTGGAATCCCACCGAGCGACTGCCGCTCGGTGGGCCTCTTACGGTGCAGGACTGGGATTACCTCGTGGCGACCAACCTCGCCCCGAGCACGATCTACCTCTGCTTCTACTTTGAGGCGGGGGAGATCCGTCTTCTACCTAATCCGCCTCCAGCAAACACGACGATCTCTTTCTCGTATGTCTCGCGTAATTGGGTCGGTGACGGCACGACTTTCGCGAACGATCAGGTCACGAACAGCTCTGACGTCGTTTACTACGAGCCAATTCTCATCCAGAAGTTGCTCAAACTGCGCTTTCTGGAGGCCAAGGGCTTTGACTCGCGCGCTGCGGCGCAGCAGTTCAATCAGGTCTGGGAGACCTACTGTGGGAAGGATAAGTCGGCGCCCGTACTTTCTATGGCCCGGGGACGAGTTTATCCCTATCTCTCGTGGCGCAATGTTCCTGAGACCGGGTTCGGGCAGCCATGAGGCAGCAGGGATTCGGTAACGACGGGGTCGCCACGCAGGCCTCCAAGCCGACTTCTATCGGCTTCTGTACTCGGGGCATCAACGCCGTAGACAATCTGGCGTTGATGGACCCGCAGGATGCCGTTTATCTATTCAACATGGTGCCGACGCGCTTCGGTACTCGTGTTCGTGATGGCTATCAGGAGTGGGCGACCGGCTGCGGCACTGAGGTCCGTACGATCGTCCCCTACAACGGCGCGTCCTCGGCGGCTGATCGCCTGTTCGCCTGTGCCAACGATCGTATCTACGACGTCACCTCCAGTACGTCGGCTCCTGGGACTGAGGTAACGTGGCCTGTAGCTTCCGTCGACTCGGGCTATTGCTCTTGGCAGTCTGTGACGACCGCGGCCGGACGATTCCTTGCCCTGTGTGACGAGCAGAACGGCTACTATCGCTATCAGGAAGCGAGTGATACGTGGGTCAAGACGACCGCACTCGAAGTCACTGGAGTTGACCCCGCGCTGTTCGCCCACGTCTGTCTCCACAAGTCCCGTCTCTGGTTCACTGAGAAGGGCAGCTCACGCGCGTGGTATCTCGCCGCGGATGCTATCATCGGCGCTGCCACTCGCTTCGACTTCGGTAACAAGTTCACCCGAGGCGGTACACTTGTCGGCCTCTTTAGCTGGACAGTGGACGGTGGTGAGGGTGTCGATGACTACCTCGTGGCCGTCTCGTCCGCAGGTGATGTGATCGTCTATAAGGGCGACGATCCCGCTTCGGCCAGCACTTGGTCTCTTCGGGGCAAGTGGTTTATCGGCCCGGTGCCTCGCGGTCGTCGTTGCGCGGGCAACTTCGGCGGCGAACTCTACCTCCTCTCGGCGTATGGACTCCTCCCCATCACGCGGCTGCTCAGCGGCCAGACCATCATGGAGGAGAATATCTTCGTGACCAATCGGGTTGCCCCGCTGGTCAAGACCTACATGGACGATTACCTCACCAACTACGGCTGGGAGGTGAAGTTCGTACCCTCGCAAAATCTACTGATGATCAGTGTACCGAAGACCGCTTCGACACCGTTCATTCAGCTAGTGCAGGAGCTCAATACGAAGGCATGGTCCCTGTACCGAGCTTTCCCCATGCAGACGGGCGACACGTGGAATGGAAAATTCTACGTGGGCACGAATGACGGACGCGTAGTCCTTCACACGGGTTCGGTAGACAACCGCTTGCTTTCGAATCCCACCAACTTCATCGACATCGACTGGGCAGGACTCTCTGCGTACAACGACCTCGGTCAGCCGGGAGTCTATCACAGGATCCATACTGTCCGCCCGGTGTTCCTCGCGAACGCTGCTCCGGCGTTCATGATCCGTAGTCGTTATGACTACGATTTGACGGAGATTCTCGATGCACTCCCACCCTCTGGCGTCACCGGCGCAGCCCTCTGGGATACAGCAGTGTGGGACGCAGCTATCTGGGGCGGAGACCTGCTTCTCTACGACACCCCCTACGGTGGATCCGGCATCGGTCGCGCAGTCGCCAACGCCGTCAAAGGACGCTCGCGCGCTCCCACCGTCATCGTCCGGCTTGACATCTTCGCAGATTCAGGAAATTTCCTCTAAAATTGTTCCCGCATCCACTTCTGAAGATAAGGAATTCTTCTATGAAGCTGTCGGATACATGGGCGGGGAAGATTTCCGCGGTATCAAATTTGTTGAAGAGGGCCGCGTCCTTGCTATGGTCGGATATGACTACTGGACGCTCAATGCAGTCCACGCTCACATCTACATCGGTGACGCTAGAGCCCTCGTCGGCCGAATCTTTTTACGAGAGATCTTTAGATACCCATTTGAGCAAGCCGGACGGGGGCTTGTAATCGCCTATACTCCCGCGTACAATACGCAATCGTTGAAGCTTCAACGCTTCTTAGGGTTTCGAGAGATAGCTCGAATTCCCGACGGATGGGCCATCGGAAGTGACATGGTCATTTCCGAACTCAGGAAAGAATCCTGTGTTTGGCTGAGGCCCATCCATGAGCAAACGAGCTCCCGCTGCACCTGATTACGTCGGCGCTGCTCAGCAGCAGGCCGCGAGTTCTCGCGAAGTTACCAATCAGCAGACTTGGGCTAATCGGCCCGAGCAGGTAACTCCGTGGGGCTCCCAGACGTGGCAGACGGAGGCGGTGACGGACCCTGCTTCGGGCCAGTTGGTCACGAAGTGGACCCAGAACACGAACGTCGATCCGCGCCTCCAGAGCGCGCTGGATTCTGAGCTCGCTGTTCAGCAGACCCGTAATAACCTTGCTCAGAATTTGTCTGGCCGTCTAGAGCAAGAGTTCGGGCAGGCGGTCGATTTTAACCGCTTCACCCCGATGGGGCAGGGAGTTCAGGCGCAGCAGCGGGTGACTACACCCTCGGTTCAGGCCCGAGTATCTACACCGCAAGCACAGAGCCGCATTGATGCCGGAAATCCTGAACAGATTCAAAGAAATTTGAGTACTGACGGGCTCGTCGACATCAATCCGGCTCAGCGATATTTTGATCAGGCTGGTGATGCGCTGTATGATCAATTCGCTAGCCGCGCTGATCGCCAGTTCTCTAGAGATGAAGATGCGCTTCGCACGCGGCTTTTGAATCAGGGCTTCAACGTCGGTGATGAAGCCTTTGACGAAGAGCTCCGCAAGTTGCGCGAGTCTCAGGGTGACCAGCGTCGGCAAGCGATGTTTGACGCTACGCGGCTGTCCGGGCAGGAAGCCTCCCGGATGTTCGGTATAGATTCGACGGCGCGGGGCCAGATGTTTGGAGAGCGCTCTGCACAGGGTCAGTTCGTGAACGATGCGGCTGACCGCGCGTTCGGTCAGCGGATGAATCTCAACGCTTTCAATCTTGGCCAGAACCAGCAGATGTTCGGACAGGATATGGCGCGAGCTGCCTTTGATTCTGCCGAAAATTTGAATCAGTTCAGTCAGGGAATGCAGGGCGCACAGTTCGATGCGGCCCAGAACGATCAGCAGTTCCAGCAGCAAATGGGATCTTCACAGTACCAGAACCAGCTTCGCCAGCAGCAGATCGCGGAGACTCTCCAGCAGCGTGGCTTCACGCTCAATGAGATCAACGCTATCATGTCGGGGCAGCAGGTCCAGATGCCGACGATGCCGTCGTTCAACCCCGCCGCTGCCTCGCAGGCGACCAACTACCTCGGCGCGGCGCAGATGACGGGTCAGGCGAATCTGGATCGTTTCAACGCACGGAATCAGGCGACGCAGGGTCTCCTGAGTGGTGCAATGGGCATGATTTCCCCCATCAAGATTCCGGGGATGAGCTAATATGTCATTCAACTCAGAGCAGATCGCACAGCTCGTTGAGCTCGGTGTCCTCTCCGAAGAGGAGGCTGCACTCCAGACTCAGATGGCTGCGGCGCGAGCTATCCGCGAGGGTAAGGGTCCGGAAGGGCGCTCTTACGGCGGCGTCTACACGGCTGCTCATCCCCTCGAGCACATCGCGCACATGCTCCGCCAGCGTCGGGCTCAGGGCGAGATCGACATGGGTGATCGGCGCATGGGTGAGATCCGAGACAAGCGCCAGAAGGTCCGGGCGATGTATGGTAACACCCTCATGGGTAACGACGGCACGGTGTCGAACACCCAGATCGACGTCCCGCAGGTGGCTCCGCCGGATCTTTCCGGTGTGATGGCCCCGCGGATCCCGGCCGAGCCTGTGGCCCCGCGCAAGCCGCAGAAGACCGACCCGATGAGATACTTCGGAGCGCCTAATCCGTTCTGGGGTGGCTAATGGAAGACCTCTACGAGTCACTGCTGAGCCCCGCACCCACGGATCCTGAGCGGATCCGTAAGACTGCTGAGCTTCTGCGTCAGCGTCGTAATCAGGGTGTGGCCGGAGCTCTCTCGGGCGATCGTGTGCTGGCCCCCATCGGGCAGGGCATGATCAAGACTGCGGACGACTCGGCCTCCGAGATCGGTCAGCGGCGTCAGGACGAGGCGCGGCAGGCTGACGTCCGGACCTACCAGCAGCACCAGATGGATTACATGGATCGCAACCTCAACGAGACGATCCGTAACAACAATCTGGACTACCTCTCGCGGCAGCGAATGGCTGACGCTGCGATGATGCGCGCTTCGGGCGCTGGCGATCCGCAGTTCCGCAAGATGACCGACTCCACCCTGAAGCGGGCAGAGGGCGCGGCTGCGGATTTCATGGGTCTGCAGGATCTCTCGGATTCCTTCCGCGACGAGTACGCGGTAGGCGCTCTGCCGTTCAGCCGCCGCGTCGGTAATTTCCTCTCCTCCACGGTGCCTCAGCTGGCGTCCAAGGATCAGGAGGAGGCTCAGCGGTGGTGGTCGCAGGCTCAGCTTCTGTACAACCTCCCTGAGCGTTACAAGCTCTTCGGTGCCACGCTGACCACGAACGAGAAGAAGTCGTGGGAAGCTGCGACCTTCAACCCGGACATGACCGCGGATCAGATCCGTACGAACATGGCGCTGATCACCAGCATCCATAATCGTAAGGTGCAGCAGATCCGTAACAACCTCATCCGTGCGGGCTACCGTCCAGAGGAGGTTGAGGGCATCTTCGAGCAGGTCCAGCTTCCGGGCGAGATGCCGGGTAGCCCCGGCCCGACGGGTGGTGCGGCTCCCAAGTTCGAGATGCGCTCGTCGCGGTCGCGTGCGGGCGGTCCCTCGCTGGCTGAAATTGATGCAGAGATGCAGGCTCTCAAGCAGGAGCTTGGATTCGAATGACCCCCGAAGAGCGTCTCCAGAAGCTTCAGCGGCTCCGTGAGCTCCAGCAGATGCGGAGCGAGCTAGGCGCTTCTGAGGAAAAGGCTGGCAACCCCATCTCCGAGTTCTTCAGCGGTGCGGGGCGTCAGATCCTACGCACGAGCGCGGGTCTCGGTAACCTGATGCAGTTGGATCGCCTCGCCCCGGGCAGCTTTGGAGACGATACGCTGAAGATGATGGATGCCGAGGAGGCTGCGCGCCCGAAGTCCACGGCCCGTGAGTTGGGTAAAATTGGCGGAAGTTTGGCCGCTACCGCACCCCTAGGCGGTGTTCCCACAGCCGCTATGCGGCTCCCAATGGCTTTGGCGGCCATGTTCGGGCAGGGTGCGGTGCAGGGTGCGGCCGAAGCGGCTCCCGACGAGCAGGCGACCGGCGCGATGCAGGGCGGACTCCTCAGCGCGGGCCTCGGGGCTTTCGGCCGGTCTTCCGGCCGTGCTGCGCGAGGTCTCGTCAACAAGAGCGACGACGCCGAGCTGCTGCTCGCTGAGGCCCGCCGTCAGGGTGTGGATCTGGAGTTGCCGCTGGCGAACGCCGCGAGCGATGCCGACATGACCAGCCGGTACTTCAAGACCGTGTATCAGGGCGGGCTACCCATTCTCCCCGGCGTGGGTGGGCGTCTTCGTGGGCAGGCAGATGAGGCGGCGGACAAGACTCGTAAGATGTTTGCTCAGCGGGCCGTGCCTCCGGGCAAGACTCTCGCTATGGGCGGCACGGAGGGTCCGGAGCAGATCCGTGACGCTCTGCGTACGATGTACGACGACGTCTACGACGAGACTGTCAACAAGTACGCCTTCCAGATTCCCTCGGATATGCGGCAGCGCATTCTCAGCCGCATCGACTCGTCTATCGACCCCGTGATGGTCGCGGCGGGCAACGTGACCCCTGAGGTCGCTCGCCAGCGCGCGGCCACCATCATCGAAGAGTCTGTAGCTGAGATGATGGCCGACCCGGCGTTGACTAAGATGGGCGCGAATGTCATCGGCGGCAAGAACCTGATGTCAGCGCGTGCGCGCGTGCGTGAGCGCATGCGGCCTGAGTCTGAGCGCACGCAAGGTGCGATGAAGGCGGGCAGCAAGGCGATCGATGACGTAATCCGCGACGGCATCAACCCGGCGGATCAGCAGGTCTGGGATCAGCTGCCCGGTCGGTATCAGGTGTTTGCGGGGTACGATGAGGCGGTGCGGGCGGCGAATAAGGAGAAGGGAAACTTCCGGTTCGGTCAGCTCGCGGACGCTATGGAGAATCGTGATTCCCAGATGCGTGATCTCGCGGTGGCTGGCCGACATGTCTTCGACAATGCCAAAATTCAGCCGACGTGGCAGGGTGTCGCGGCGATGACTGCCCCCATCGGCGGCGTTGCTTTCGGCAATCCCCTCGCTGCGACGGCGATGGGTGCGGCCGGTCCCTTCCTCTCCTCCAGAAGCGCTCAGCGAGCGTTGATGGGGGACACTCGTATGCAGAAGGCTCTGAAGGAGTATCTGGCGAAGTATCCTGACCTCGCCCCGGCGGCGGGATACCTCCTTCGTCAGAGCGCTGTTTCCGGCTCGGTGGGAGAGTAAAATGCCTCGTGATTCAAACGGTACTTATACCCTCTACACTCCGGGCAATCCGGTTGTCGCCGGTACGGTCATCACGTCGGCGTGGGCGAACAACACGATGGCGGACATCGCGTCTGCCTTGACGGGTTCTCTCGCCCGCAACGGCGACGGCGGTATGACCGGCGTTCTGCGTATCGTCGATGGCATTGTGTCTGCTCCGGGGTTGACGTTCGGTAACGAACTCAACATGGGCATTTACCGCATCGGTGCAGGGCAGATCGGCATCTCCACCGGTAGTGTCCTTCGGGCTACGTTCGACTCCAATGGCATCACCGGTACTCACGTCGGTAACGGGTCCGGCCTGACCAACCTCAACGCGAGCAACCTCGCGTCGGGCACGGTCGCGGACGCGCGCTTTCCTGCGACGCTTCCCGCGATCAGTGGCGCAAATCTCACGAACCTTAACGCCACAAACCTCGCGACCGGCACCGTGGCCGACGCGCGGCTGTCGGCGAACGTGGCGCTGCGCGGCTCGGCCAACACGTTCACCGGCACGCAGATTGTTCGCGGCGCGGCCGGGCTGCGCTTCGAAATCCAGAATTCCGGCGACCTTGACCGCGGCGGATTCCTGTCGGACACGGGGACGGCGTTTCGCATCGGCACGAATTCCGGCGTACGCGGTATCGAATTCGCACCCGACGGGATTGTGGCGGGCAGCATCGGTGCAGCGCGCAACTGGACCATCAAC